TACGCCACGGGAATATGCGGCTGTAATGCAAAAAAATTATCAAATCCTATATTCTCTGCCAACTTTTTTGCTTCTTCAACTTGATGTTGATTGTGTTTAAATTTTAAATATTGCCACTCTGCTACTCCACCTTCATCAATAAATGCTTTAGCATTATCCATTGCCTTGTTAAAGTTTGTTCCTTGTCTATATATAGGACTAGTATCTGCTAACCCATCAATACCAAATGTTACTTTATGTAACATAAATAAATTTTTATTGCATTTCTTGCCTAATTCTTGCCACCATTTTACTGATCGCAAACTACCATTGGTTGCGATATGCACAGTCCAATGCTTGCGTATTTTAGCAATTTCTCTCCAATATCGATTTTGAAGTATTACTTTATCCAATAATTTATTTAAATGTTTATATGCTATAGGGTCTCCAATATTACCACATAAATGAATTACTTGCAAATTAAGCAACTCTTTTGCTGTATTAATTATAATATTTGGATCTAGATCTCGTAATACTAGAGATTCTATAACACCAAATCCATTATTATTACGCGGGCATCCTGGACATGACGCATTACATTTGGAAGTTGGTTCAACATGTATTAATGTTACTTTGTCTGTGTTAATGTACATTGTTATACTTATAATATATTTCGTTAGTAATTTCGTTACAATACTCTTTTAATTTTTCAATATCAAAATTAATAGAAGAAAAATGCGTATCTAAAATTGGTGCAATATGTTTAATATAAAACTCTATATGAAATGAAGGCATTGGAGACATAAATCTTGGATCTTCAAATATGCGATACTTATAATGATCGCTATTTTGATATAAGTCATATATTGGCGTATGTATTACAAACTTATCCCATTTAATATTATTCCGTAAATGTGATAATTCTTCTGTATTGTCTATAAACTCAAAATCAAAAGGATATCCATAAAAGAAATAATAAGGAATATTATGTAATTCACATAAATTTTGCACATCTAATATTTGTTCTAAATCTCTTATATGATCATATATTTTAGATTGTATATATAACTCTTTGATTATATTGTCTTGACTATGACTACTTGCCCAAAACCCTCTATCGTCTACAACAGTTGCTTTCATGTCTACAATAAAATTTCTTAAATTAAATGTTTTTATTTGCTTTAGAACTTCAGGATCTTCAACAAACATATCTAATTTGCCTATACTAGTCCATTGTATTATTACTACCAATTCGTTGTTTAAATTCTCTAATATATGTTTTTTACACACTCGTCCTATAAACTCATTTCCTACAGCAGGTCCTCCCATAGACAAATGTTTTAATTTATGTGAAAGTATAGGGAAATGCACCCAAATTGGATAGTGCTTGAATTCTCGCTGGCTTATTCCACAACCACTAGTTAGTAAATATTGCATTGTATTCTTTACGTGTCATAACATTTCCTTGTCCATAATGATCATATTCTATTTCATCTGGATTACTACTACAAGCCTTACATACTACATGATTTGGTTTTTTAATATTATTAACAAACTCGTCTAAATTATCATCATAACTTAATCCTGTATTGAGGTATGGTTGCCATGCTTCTGAATCTCGTATATTAAACAATGTTAATGTATCATCTAAATTAGCAACAGCAGGACACTTATACAGTTTATTTTTATATAATGTAGGAGAATTTGGGCCACCACATACTTTATGAGCACCTATATAATCCTTATTGTCAGCAGGCATTAATCTCGGTCCTTCACCCATAAACGGCCGTCTAAATTCACCAAATATATTCATATGCCATTTAATATCAGCATTTCTATCTTTTAATTTAATTAATTTATCAGAAGGAGCAAACGGTGTAGCAGTTATTTTCCAATCAGAATGCTGTAGGAAAAACTTAACATTATCTATATACTCCTGCGGAGGTGGATAAAAATGTAAACTAGTTTGTATTAAAACATTACCTAATTCTTTACACCAATTATATAAATCTGGGCGTACAAAATAATGAAATCCATTTGTAATAAGTTTAACTCGTGCAGTAGGGAAATATTCTCTTAAACCATACATCCAATTTTTAAGATCTTTATTAAGTAATGGTTCTCCACCCATTAAATTAACTTCTCGCAAAGTAACCCGTTTACTCCACTCTTTTAACCATTGCTCACCATCACTCCAAGGAACATGCCCTTTACGATTATAATTAGACATTACTATACAACCTCTACAGGATAAACTGCAAGCATATTGTACCATTACATCTAAATATTTTAACTCATATTTGCTTGTCATTTTCTATTTTTTTATTGAACTCTTGGTGAATTGCGTCTATTATAATTATACCGCAGTGATCACTTATCTGTTTTAAAGGTAAACTATGTGATCCTATGTGTTGTTGACGTTTGTCTAAATCATCATAGCTTATATTTAAGTTTCTATCAGTAACTGAATGATATTTGGATTGTGATTTATCCCATTCTTTTTCTAGTTTTTTTCTATTTTTATCTGTCAACTTTTCATTACGTGAAGCAAGCATAATATCTATAGTGTTCATATTATAATGTGTATTGATATACCACGATCTGTCGTTATTAGTAGTTAATTGTTGTAACATACCAAAAAACTCTAACTGTGTTGGCTGTGATTGATACCATACTTTATCTTTAATATTTCGCAACACTCGTTTGTGCCCTTCTTCAGATTGTGGATATAATAAATTTATAAACTTATAATTTTTAAAATATTGCCCTATTGTTTCTTCTCTATAATGAGTGGGAACTACAACAAATTTACTACTGTTTACTGTACTTATATCTTTATGATCTTCTCGCAACCTATCAATATTAAAATCTAAACGCAACAAATTTTGATTAAATATATCGTCAACTTTATATCTATTACCTACTTTGCGTCGATCTAATGTATTACATTCATCAGGTTTGCTCACAATATAGGATAAAAATTCTCCACCAGTACCGTGTGGATAACATATAAAAATAAAGTTTAATTCAGGAAAGAAGTACACACTAATACTTATTAGCGTTTCTTACCTCGATGGAAAATATCGTCTTCAGTTACTATTCTAAATTTTATACCTTGACGCTTGCACCATTTATTTGCAGCTTCCCACTTTGCATGGTTCATAGCTACGTGTGCTTGATTATATTTGCTTTTACCAGCATGTTCCAGTAGTGTTTGGCTTTTAGGTTTTATTTCTACTAATTCTGCAAAACGTTTACCAGTTCTATCATTATATACTATAAAAAAATCTGGTACATATTGAGTTTGTTTACCAGTTAAAGGATTTCTATAAGGAATTTTAATTGCTTCACTTGCCCATTCTGTTATACTAGGATGATTATCACAAAATTGCATAAAAGCAAATTCCCACCCGCTTCTATATTTTGGATTTTTAGTTCCTACATATTTTTTGGTGTTTTTAGGAAGAAAACGGCCTTGGGCAAATTTAGCCATTATTTTACGCCAATATAGTTCTTGAAATATTAGAGCTTACTGTTTTACCTAGACTGTAACCTAAAATACTAGTACGATTACGAGTTGTATTTAATAATATACATAGTAATGTATTAAGTTTAAGTTTATTATCAACATCGTCTAGTTGTTTTATTAGGTCAACTGGATTTATATCTTGTTCTTTTGCTACTTCTAATAATGTAATAGACAAGTTATCTATTGTAGATTCGTCAAATCCTTTTCCTATTAAAAATCCACGCACAATATCAAAATGTGCTGGATCTACAGAGTCGACTTTTGTATAATAATTATCAAAAAACTTCTGCTGTTTTTCATCTGCTGTAAATTCTTTTGCAACATTGTCTCCAAAAGGATGATTAGTATGCTCTGAAATATTAGTAATAGACATAATTATTCTTCCGCGGCCATATCTGGTGTACCAGACGCGCCTCCGCCAGCATCTCCACTACTACCAGCATCTCCTTCTGCTTGCATTTGGGAAAACCTTCTAATTGTTGCTGTTGGAAAAGAATTACTAGCATTTCTAGCAACTTGATTTGCAACACTTGGTAATATATTTCTTAATTCATTTTTAAGAAGATCTCGTGTGTCATTTGATCTAATTTGTCGTTTTAGTTTGTACGCATCCAAGGCGGCGCCTATTAAATTACCACTCTTCAAATTACCATAAGCATCCATTGCCGTATCAAACATGCCACCAGGTCCAATTACACTATTGGTTCCTCTACCACCTCCTGATAATACACTTGGAGATCTATCATAAAAACCAGCACCAAAGTTTGGTGGCATACCATCTCCATATTGAAATGCGTCATAACTTACTTGAATTTGACATTCATTCATAGTTGTGTCACTAACATTGTGTTCGCCATGATTAAATTGTGTTATAACTGGATTTTTTAAAGTATACTTACTACCTTTTCCTTTAGATAAAGAATATATTTGAATTTCTTTTATTAAATTAAGACCATACGATTGTGAAAATCTAGAATCTAAACCCCATGACCCACCAGGCATTGTTGAAGTATCATCATATGTATTAAGTAAACCATTCGCATTACGAATATTATAATCACCAGAAGATTTATTACCATCATTTATGTAATATGAATAAACATTTGCTAAAAAATTACGAACATTATTACTATTGTCGTCATGAAAAGAAATAGTAACTGGACTATAATTTATACCAGTATAATTATATGCTTTTCTATTATATTGCCTATGCTCACTGATTTCAAATGTTACTCCTGGCAAGGTAGCTGTTTTAACCATAAAACTTAATTCTAATTGGTCAAAAGATGGTAAGGCAACAGAATTATTTAAAATAATATTACATTGATATAGAAATCTAGGTTTGGGAGCTAACCTAAAATTATCATGAAGAAAAAGATTACTTGCATGGTGATAATCCTTGACGTGATCGCCAGGAGCCATACCATGCAAGAAATTATTAAAAAATGATGCCATTTAATTAACCGGTGGCAGCTGTACCATTTCCGCGGGTTACAGCTATACCAACTCCACTAGTTTCAACTGGTGTATTAAGTGCATTATCAAATCGCACGTTGAGTGTAATTGTTGCTGGATCACTTCCTGTATAAGTCATATCATTATAGTTTACACTTTCAATATAACAACCATACAGTTCCCAAGTTTCTAGAACTACTGGTGCTGTTGCACCATTACCACCATCAAGTACTTCGTATTTTGTTGTAAACTTATAATCAATACCTGATACTGTACTCATTTGTTCGAAAAAGTCGAACTGCTTCTGCATCTGTTCACCAACTCGGCGTGTCATTTCACCATTTATATCATCACGTAAGTTAATAGTGACTGGATCCCAAGTATGTTTACCTAGGACATTAATTCTTGAGTTGTATACATCAATAATTGTTTGTTCAAATGTAGCAGATGGCCGTGTGATATCCATTACATTTTTTGTTATTTCTGATCGCGGAGTAGTAACGCCAAAATTTTCCAATATAGCTCTAAAGCGATATTTTAATTTCGGCATCAATGTACCTTGCGATCCGGCCGCCCCGCTAATTGGCACCGTAAATTTATTTAATGTAGTGCTGGCCATATTATTCTCCTATTGTTATCAATATTTATCTTATTCATGGGGCGGTTTAACGCCGCCCCAAAAATAATAATAGCATATTATAAAGCTGCTATCTCGCCTGTATTCTTAAGTCTTATTGGGATGTAAATAAACTCAACTGCTTTAATTGGCTCGATCGCTATGTCTACATATAGTTCGCTACGATCAATTCTTGCTGAAGTATTATTAGATTCATCACATACAACTAGGAAATCACCTAATGCTCGTTTTGCCATTAGTTCGTTACAGAATGAGTCAATTACACCTTTAATTTCATTTCGTGTAAGTTCATCATTAGGTTCAAAAATAAACGGCTTGGACATAAGATCCAATTGGCGTCTCATATATGAAACAAGTCTTGAAACATTAACTCTATCCATAGCAGTAGATCCTGAAGCGCGGGATTTATTACCAAAATTCATTAAACCACTACCATTAATAAAAGTAATTGGGTTAATGTTATCAGCATATAATACATCACGTAATCCTTCACGTACTGCAATACTTTGGAACTCAGATGTTGCTGGATCAATATAACCAATAGCAGTAGCATTGGAAATCTTACCACGGTTTGTGCCTGCGGCGGCAAACCATAAGTAACCAACACTATCATTATAAGCCATTGTGCGTAAAATCATATGACTTGCTGGTACTACAACTTTATTACCTGCTAAATCACTTGAGTATCCTGATGGATAATATACGCTCATATATTCACTATTAGTTACAAGTCCATCTTCACCGTTATCTACTGCGGCATTTGAGTTCTTACTCCAAACTTGCAACCTGCCAGCTTTGGCTTCCAAACGTAGAGGAGAATCTGCAATAATATGTGCTGTTTCTTTTCTATCTACATTAAGTGTAACCATATTAGCAATCAACTCTGGATAACCCGGAGCGGCAATTAAGTTAAACTGTCGTTGCTCTTCTCGGATATCTGTATTTGCATCAATTGCGGACTTCATTGCGGCTACTACTACTTGTCGTTGTGATTTGCGTCCTGCCCACAGAGCACCGGTTGTTTGAGTGCCTGCTTTATTCTGCCAACGATCTGGATAATAATCAGCAATTGAATCTGCTGGTGAACCAAAACGCGGGTTGCCTGCGGCATATGTAGTTGTGTTTATAGCATCTACATTATACTCTTTTACAGTATAACCACTGCGACGTGTATTCCATAATAACATACCACGTGGTGAACTTGCTGGATTTGGAGCATCTGGATCAAGGAAATGATCAGTTTGTAATGCTACAATAGTACTTGCTGTACCTGCACCAGTTGCTGTTACGCCACCTGCTATTGCATCGGCTTCTGTTTGCCATCTTGCATCTGCAAATAAAACACCATTACTTGATGTTTGATCTGTAGTATCTACTAATACCCATTTTGCTGATTGATACCTGTGTAGTTTTGGATATACTTCCAAATCTGAAGTGTCAATCCACAAATCACCATTTACAAGAGCTGTTGCATCTGATTGTGTTAATGGTGCTGATGCGGCAAACTGTGGACCTGCTGGGTCTGTTGCTGTTAAATCAAAGCCACGGAAATCAGGATTTACTGATCTGTAACCCTTCCAAGTTGTACCATCATGTGCCATAATATCAGCTGATAATGTAGTATCATACCACAATGTACCAGTTGCTGGGTCTGTAGTTGGTTCTGTTGCTTTTGCTTCATATGTTAACTCTTCCCAGTTTGTGCCAATTAAGTCACCATTTGGTAGTGTGTATACGTTAGTCAATCCAGCACTAATACCAGCATCTCCTAATGGAGTACCTGATGTATCGCGCATTACTAAATCGCCACCCTTTGCGTGTGAAATACTTACTGCACCGGATGTTTCCACTGCGGCTGTTACGTCCGTAATACCCGCGGCCGCTACAGCAGCTACAAAATCAAGTGCGGCTGTACCACCTAAAGTAACGGTTGTACCACCAATAGTAAATGTTTCAGCATTTGTAAAACTTGGTGCTGTTGTAGCACCAATTGCTTGTGTAGCAGTTGCTTTTGCACGCCTGTATGGTTTTAATGTTAATGCTTCTACTTCACTTACGTCATGATCTGCAAACAATGTACCAACTGCAATTGTTCTAGGATCTGAACTACCTTGACCTGCTGTTGCTAATACAATTGAGTCATATACCCACACTGTTTGAGCTGTCCAAGTTGTAGTTGTTGCTGAATATGATTTAATAATCAAATCAACTGCATTATTTTGTTTATCCAACTTCATCCATGTACTACCTGTTGGGCGTGATGTAGTTGCTAATGTTTCCCAACTTGGAACTACTGTGTATGAACTTGTTTGTGTTACTGGACTTCCAAATGTACCAGCAGTTAAACCTAATGTTGCTAAAGGTGTACCTGCTGTATTGGCCAACGCAACCTTACCATCTACTGCTGAACCATTACTTGCGGATGAACCAATAGCATAAATTTCAATCTTATTGCTAACTACAGCGGCTTGAACACCTGTCTTACCTGCTGTACTGCCGTTCATTATTGCGTTAATTGCAGAAACTACACTAGCAATGTTAGCCACTGCTGATAAGTTAACTGCTTGTCCATTAATAGTAATAGCATCACCTGATGCCATTGCTGGTGGACTTGATACTGTGCCTGCGGCTGTTGGCCAACTACTTGCCCAAGTCGCATCTGCTGTTGCGCCTGCGTGTGCGGCGGTTGTTGCGGTACCATCACCTGCTAACTTCCACACATTACTTCTATTTTTATAATATACTGCGTTACTTGTTGTTGTAGTAACTACAGCATAATCGCCAATAGAGCCAAACGAAGCAACCGGTACACCGCCACTGTGTTCAGCAGCTTTTGTTACTAATAGTGGTACCTTGTTTGAAAATGCTTGAGTTGTTGCATTCCATTCATGAATGCCCCATTTTGTATTTGTAAGGTCTAACCAGTGTGTTCCTGTTACTGGTGTGCCTGATGGAGTTGTTGCTGAACCTGTCAGCTGACCCAAGTTTACATTTGCTCGTAATACATATGCTCTGTTAGCTAAACCTAAATATGAATAAGCGGCTTGCAATCCGTATTCATTTAATTCGTAGCCATGTAACATGGTACCTGATGTACTTTTATAAAAAGTAGGGGTACCGTATGTTGTGGCTAATTCTCGTTGTGAAGTCATTAACGAAACTTTATCTGCGTTTGCAGCTGTCGTTCCTGACGCTGTGCCTGATCCTGAACCTTGTGTTTTATCTTGTGCTGTTGCAACAAGAAGTAAAGGCACTGTGCCTGGATCGGACGTAACATACGCTGATTCATTCGTTACAGTAACTTCTACGCCTGGAGATACTAAAGCCATAATTTTTTCCTCTGTATAAAATTTTAATTAAAATTCTACATCATTTATAGATGTATTTTGATATTAATATTTATTTGAAATTACAGAAATCAATGCTTATAAGTAGTTGCAAAGGGTATAGAAAAGGGTTCCATAAAATAAATAGCACTATGTTACACGCTAAAAGACCACTATGTCGTTGTGGTATGCGACCAGTTGCAATAAATTATTATAAAAAGGGCAAAACACATTACAGAACACGATGTGATAAGTGTATACGACGTGATAAAAAATTACAAACAACTTCGAAAACAGAATGGAAGGCAAGCGGATATAAGAAAAAGAATCATTGTGAGAAGTGTGGTTTTAAAGCTGATAATTCTATACAACTAGATGTGTATCATCTAGACAGCAATAGAAAAAATAATAGTTGGAAAAATCTAAAAACAGTTTGTGCTAACTGCCATAGAATTTTATATATTACTGGGAAGGGGTGGAGACAAGGCGATTTAATTCCGGACTATTAACCATTTCTTCTAAATCTTCCAACGTTCCATCATTATAAATTGTATAATCTACATCACACCCTGGCCATGAATGTTCACTCGGATGAACTTCAGGATATGCCCTGGGCATCATAGGACTATTATAGTTCCATTCATCTTCACGAGCATTATTATCTTCAACAGCAGTATCCCACCATGGTGGATCTTCGCCGCGTTTGACTCTAACTATAATACCATTCAATTGTTTAATTAAATCTATCTCATTAGGAAAACGACAATCAGTAATAATAACATTTTCTTTAATAGTTAATAGTTTTTTCTCAAAACTTAATAGCCAAATACCATCATGAAATTGATTACGCCATAACTCTGTACCTACGATTTGTAATGCTATTCGAGGAGTAAAATTAGGTCTATCTAACTTCTCAGACCACCATGTATCAATAGTTTCTCGCCATGCTCGACTATCTTGCGTACTACCTTCGAGTAATTCTCTATCCCAACCAAATACTGAAGCCACACAATCTTTAAGGGAATCAGCAAAACTACCCTTAATCCAATTGTTATATTGTGCAATAAGATAGTCTGCTACAGTATCTTTACCACATCCTTTTAAACCAACGAGTCCTATAATCATTTTATTATTGTAACATAATTAACCACAAATAGCAAGTAAATCTTGTTTATTATTATAAATTTTATCTGGGGGGATAATATACCCTAACATATTTAATTTATATGCTATATTAGTATAAATCCACGGATCGTCTTCTGTTGTAATGTCTTTAGTCCATTTATCTACAACATCAGTAGTTAAATACGGCCGTGATTTAAACAAATTTTCCATAGTATAAAAGGATTCATCGTCTATAGACTCTGTTTCTATAATTGTATCTGTTTCAAAAGATGCTTCTGCTTGCTTACCAAAATACATATATCCACCAGGACCTATAGCATAACTTCGTAAATCATCAAAATAATCACCATGTCCATTAGTGCTTTGATGATGTCTATGAAAATACTGGGCAGATTTCTGTAAATCATAACACATAACTTGAGTTATATGTACACAATGGCCTAACTGTTGCCTATTAAGATGTATTGCTCCCCCGAGAGCATCTAATATTTGATTACGTATTGCATGTAATTGAATAATAGAACTACCATGTGTTAATACTATTTTCCATTTGTCGTTGTGAGGATATCTATCATCATCATGTAATCTACGAGTTAATTCAGCAGTAATTTCATCAACGTATTTGTGATATAATATTGTATTAAAATACGTATTTTTTTCTACTGGTAGAAATTCATGAAACCAATATATGTCTGAAAAATAATGTTCTAAAAAGTCATGTCCCCAACCATCAAGTTCTTGTACTTTTTTGTTATAATATTTTACTTCAAATTTATCTGGAAATTTTGTAATTAAGTTATATGCTAATTGATTTCCTTTGTGACCACTGGCGTATGCAATTACATAGAACTTCAACGGAGATTGAGTCATAGTAATATTTAATAACTAAAATATATTAACCGATAATAAACGACATTGGCATACCACCATCTTCATAATTTTGAAGTTGTAGTACTAAATCTGCCATTTCTTGCTGTCCTTCTGCTTTTAATTCGCCACCGTTCATTGTGGTGCCACCCTGTGGACCAGCAATTGTAGCAAATTTTGATCTAGACTCACCAAGTATTTGTTTACACATAGCAAGTGTATAATCTTCCATCCATTTTTTAGTCATATGATGCTGTAAAAGATTATCTTCTGGTTTTTGATTATACAACCATAATAAAACATCTTCACCTGCATCACTATCTACCTTGCGTATAATAGTTAATTTTTTAGTAACAGAATCAAATGTATAATTAAGAAAACCACCAAACATTCTTGCAGCTGTTTCTTGATAACCACTAAACATCTCATAAGTAGCCAATCCACCAACTCTGCCTGCTTTGAGCATATACATATTCATATACCCTGCTTCAAAAGGTTCAAAATTGGAGGCGCCGCCACCAGATGTACTACCAATAGTACGACGGAAAATTTGTCTTACTTCTAAAATATTAGAATCTAAATAATAATCTTGTCTATCTTTTTCTATTTTAAGAAAACCATATGCTTCTTCAACACTATTTTCACTCAACTGACGATACTTATTAATTCCGTTTTCTAATCCTACTTCTAAATGTTCGTTATCTAATTCAACATCAATAATTTGGGAACCTAACCGTAGTCTAACGTTATCAAATAACGCAGTTTTTAGTTTAGTTAATTCTTTACTTGCCATATATGTATTTATTAGATTGCTTTAAGTAATATAACGTCGTTATTAATTCTCCCATTTAGTTTAATGTCTGTAGTAGTAAGATCTTGTAAAAATGTTCTTAATGCTACTTTACCAGCATTTTTAAACTCTTTAAGTATTGCATCAGGCTTACGAACTGTTTTTTGTATGCTTTTAATTTTATCAAACCCAATAATACTAGTACCTTTAACGCCCAATTCTCCTGATTCAAATCCATTACTAGCAATATACTTGCCAATTTTACGTGTTCTAGTATTAAACACCCACAACTCTTGAGAACCAATTATATCCTTAGGATCAATTGAAACAATTTTATACATATCATCATTTGCTTTATATTTTATTTTTGTTACCAATTTATCTTTAGTTGGTGCTTTTTTAATTCTAATTTTACGATTTGCTTTTTGTATATTAGAATGATGTAAGGCATCTTCTATAAGCATATTATAAAACTCTAAAATCTTTTTTAATTCCGATTTTTTATATGGATAGCCTTCACTTAATTGTTCATACTCATTATCCGGTTCTTTTGGAGGATTTAGTAATACATTAAAATCTGCTACCTCTCGGGCATACATAGCAGGTATTAATGCCGCCGCTTTACCAGTAATTTCATTTACTTGTAACGAGGTTGACATTTTAAATTTACTTTTAAATTTATTGTCAAAAAACGCATCTATTTCACCTTCAACGTGTTTGCCAAGAAACTCATTAAGATTTTGTTTCATACGTTCTTGTATGGATATAACTGGAGCAAGTATTTTAGGAGATTCGTCTTCAATGTTTGTTATATCAACTCTGTCTACAATCTCTTTTACTTTCTTTTTAAGAGACATTATAAGATTGTCCATTGGAGGACGACCATTATTCAACATTCTTGCTACAGAGCCCACAGTAGTACCAACTTGCCAATCTTTAGCAGCTTGTATTGCTTTAATTTCATTTTCATTAACAACTTTTTGATCTTTTAACCATAATATTAAAGGTTGTTTAGAATGCTTTGACGAATAATGATAATTATAAAAATTTAAACCCTTACTAATTCTAGTGTTAATATCTAGACGTACATCATCATCAAGATCCATTAATTCTTCCGTATTAAATACAAAATCATCAAACTTTGGTTCACTGAATGCACCATCACTCTTTTTAGATACTCTCTTTTTCTTTTTTATAGCCATCATATTGCCTCATATATATAGTGCTAAATAGTATTATAACACAAGAGTTAAAAAATGCCAAGACTTTCACTATGGAAACCAACCAAAGGTAATGATTACAAATTCATGGATAATCGTATTCGTGAGCAATTTATTATTGGCGGTACTGGTATTAATATACACAAATATATGGGTCCTGTCAATCAAGGTGACCAGAAAAAGGCTGATCAACCTATGTATACTGATAATTCCGTTACAAACATACAGGATTTTTTATTTTTAGAGAATCGTGACAGAAAATATGAAAGAGATGTCACATTTATGAAAGGACTATATAACACACAAGATATAGATTTTGATTTAAGCCAATTTGGTTTATTTTTACAAAATGACACAGTTTTTATGACATTCCATTTAACTGATATGGTGTCAGTACTTGGTAGAAAACTTATTAATGGTGATGTTTTAGAATTACCACATTTAAAAGATGATTATGCTTTAGAAGATGAAAATGTTGATAAAGTATATGAAAGTTTAAAACGATATTATGTTGTTCAAGATGGAAACAGAGCTGCAGAAGGGTTTTCACAAACTTGGTATCCACATTTATGGCGTGTTAAATGTACTCCATTAGTAGACGCACAGGAGTATAGAGATATACTTGGTGATATTACTTCAGATACTGGAGAAGATACTCTAAAATCTATATTAAGTGATTACGCTAAAAACTTAGAAATAAATGAAGCAGTAGTAAAACAAGCAGAAGCAATGGCGCCATTTACACAAGACATTGCAGATGGGCGCAGTGGTTATGATACAACGCGATTTTGGATTGCTCCATCAAATGAAGATGGTTCAATACTATTAGTATCTACTGATGATGCTAGTATTACTGTCGATGCTGACGAAAGTTCACCCGCGGCCATTGATGCTTCTACTTATTATGGAGCACCAACTAAAAAATTAGAACACTATTTGGCAGGCGACGGCATCCCACCAAACGGCGCTCCAGTAAATGCTTTAACTAATTTTACTTCTAATCCAACTAAAGGTGAGTATGTATTAAGGATTGATTATAAACCCAACAGATTATATGTATATAATGGTAATAAATGGGTACATGTTGAAGATAATTTACGCATGGATATAACAAGCACAACTGATAAAGCCACATACAGAACTAAGGGTTTTAATACTAAAACTACCATCACATTAGCAGATGGTACTAAAATTGATTCTAGGCAAAGTTTATCAAATATATTAAGTGCTAGAGAGGATAAACCCTAATGGCTGATTTTTATTATGACGGACAAATGCGTCGTTACCTTGCTCAATTTATTAGATTAATGAGTCATTTTTATGTAGAGACTGGTAAAGATTCTGACGGGAACTCTGCACTATTACAAGTTCCGGTAAAATACGGTGATATTTCGCGTCAAGTAGCGGCTATTATTCGTAAAAACAGTGAAAATGCTATTAATACAGTACCCCAAATCTCTTGTTATATAACAAATGTAGCATTTGACAGAGATAGAATTCAGTCGCCAACTCATATGGACAAAGTTCATGTTAAAGAACGTTTTTATGATAAAAATACTGGAAAATATACAGCTGGGCCTGGTGATAGTTACACAATTGAACGTAGCATGCCAAGTCCATATAGATTAACAGTAAATTCTGACATATGGACAAGCAACACTGAACAAAAAATGCAAATTACTGAACAAATTTTTTATATGTTTAATCCTAGTTTGGAAATACAAACTACAGACAATTATGTAGATTGGACTAGTTTATCATATGTTGAATTAACTGAAATTGCATTTAGCAATAGAACTGTTCCTGTTGGCGTAGAAGATATGATAGATATTGCTACAATGACATTTGAAATACCAATTTGGATTAATCCACCAGCAATTATTAAACGTCTAGGTGTTATTTCTAAGGTTGTTATGGGTATATTTGATGGTGCTGGTGGTTTAGCAGATAGTGTTTTGGATGATACAAAACTAATGGGGAGTCGACAATATTATACTCCATTAAATTATGGCGTATTATTATTAAATGGACAATTAAGAGCGTTACGCGTCAGCGAGCCAATTAGCGGCGATACTAAAGAAGATGTTACATTTGATCATTTACCAGTAAAATATGGAACTGATATACCATGGAAACAAATTATAGCACAATATGGTGAGTTGAAAGAAGGTATTAGTCAAGTAAAATTATTATCAATGTTTGATAATACTGATACTGGTAAAGATTATACCGAAGTTATAGGCACTGTAACATACCACCCAGACGATGATGCTATACTTAATTTTGCTGTTGATATTGATACTATCCCAGCAAATACACAAACTGCTATTACTGCTATTATTAATCCATTAAAAAATACTCCCGGAGATGGATTGGCGGCCGCGGCAACCGGACAACGTTATTTAATATTAGAAGATTTAGGATCAACTATTAACACAGCGGGTGGACCAGCAGGATGGCCAGATGCCACTGCTAATGATATACAAGCAAGTAAGTTTGATATTATTGAATTTAATGGCACAAACTGGTCAGTATCATTTGATGCTAGTGATAATTTAGGCATTCATTATGTAACAAATACTACAACTGGTATTCAATATAAATGGACTGGTTCTGATACTGGTGCAGAATGGGTTAAATCGTATGAAGGCGAATATTTAACTGGCTTGTGGTCTATTTCCCTACTCCCATAATAAATTTTATATAATTATTACTATGCTACGCAAAGTCACTGGAGCGGGTGGTATTTTCTATTGCCGCGATACAAAACGTTTTCTATTTTTATTAAGGAATGATAAAAAATATAAAAATAAATGGGGTTTTGCAGGCGGTAAAATTGAAGAAAATGAGTCCACTGTTGATGGAT